CGGCGTTGGAGAGATCCACGTTGGCGACCGAGATCGACCGCACGAGCGTCACCCCGGTGACGCCCGTGGTCCCGGTCACGCCTGTGGCGACGTAGGTGGTGCCGGTGGTTGAAAGCCGGTAGCCGCGGCTGGCGAATGCTTCGGGCATGGTTGTCTCAGAGGAAGTAGGACGAGGCGTAGGACGGGGTGCCGCTGCACTCCGTCACGGAATACCACTGGAGGCCGGTGTCGCATCCTGTTGCACCGGGCTCGTGGCCGAGGAGTTGGGTGGCACCGGTGGAGTGGCCTGGGATGGATGCCGCCGGCCGCTCGGTGCCGAACATGAGGAGAGCCAGCGGGGCAACGCCCGTGGCCCCCGTCGGGGCAACCCCGGTCGGAGCAATCGCCACGATCCGGAACGGGCCGGTGTCGGACGACTCCATGTAGTTGCACACGCCGGTCACGGGCCGGGCGTATTGGTGGCCCGTGCAACGCCGGAGAACCCGGGACTGCACAACCCCGTCGATCGCAGCGTTGCCGATGTCGCCAGCCGGCACGGCCTCGACGAACACGGCATAGGATGCCGTCGTCGTGGTGGTCAGCCCCGGCACTAGGCCCACAACCCCGGGCCACGACCAGAACGAGTCCGTCGCCGGCCCGGTGACGCCGGTCGGCACCTCGATCATCGTGTCCACCTGGAGCACGTCGCCGGGGTACATCGGGCCGGTCGTGAAGTTTTTGCAGCGGAGCGTGAAGTGCGGGCGTGGGAATGATTCCTGCTCGCCCACCTCGACAGGGTGGAACTTCGCGGCGTCGGCGATCTTGTTCCACGCGGAGGCGGCGATCTTCACCGGCTCGCCGGGGCGGACAAAGCGGAGCGGGTTGCTCATGCCTTGGCCCTCTTTGCGTCAGCAAACGGCTGCGTGAACGTCTCGCCGCCGACGAGGTAGAACCGCGGCCAGAACGTGCCGATCCCAAGGGAAACGAAATCCTTCCGGGCGGCAATCTGATCGACGTAGACGTACTTCGCACGCTTCACGGGCGAGCCGCCCGCGGAGGCGTCGGCGTACTGAATCCACATATAGTCCTGGCCGTCCTTCTTGGCGACCTTGACGTTGCCTACCTTGAAGTTTGTTCGGCTGGGGGATGCGGTGAACGAGTAGGACACCGGAACCATCGTTGACGTGCGATTGGCATCGAACTTTGCCCCGAGAAACATGACTTCTCCGGCGAGGAACGACCGGAAAGCCTCCTTGTTCACGGAGCCTCTCATGTTTGCCAGCGTGATGCCGTAGGGCACCGTCGGGGCGGGATTGCCGGCGGATGTGGTTGCGGCTTGCTCCGGCTTCTTGCCGTTCACCAGATACCACGCTGGCACCAGCCACGTCTCGGTCCACTGGAACGATGGCACGGTCACGTCAACGCCACCGACCCTGCCGCCGGATACGTTGATCGCACCCTCGGAGTCGGGGGCGGTTTCGCCCTCGGCCGCATAGCCGGTGACGATCGGCTTGTCGCCGTCGTTGTCCACCCACGCCGTGGTGATATGTTCCGTTCCGCCGGTCGTGTCCACGGACAGCCCGGCCGGGATCATCGTCACGTCGTCGTTCTTGATCCCATACCCTTCCGGGTACACGTCCACGCCGGCGTTGCCGTAGGTGGCCTCGATCTCGTACCAGCCGTTCCCGACGGGCCGGGGAATCAGCGACGTTCGCTTGTGGCCGTCGTACTCGAGCGGGGCCAGCGTCTTCGCCTTTTCTTCAGCGACGACGTAGTTTTCGATCGAGTGGACCAGCCACCGGAGAGTGACATCCCGGGACACCAGGCCGTCGGTGCTTGTGGAGAGCTGCCCGGTGCCGGAGTCAACCCGCTCGATGTCATTCGCTGGGAACGTGGGCATCGAAATACCTCATTGGAATGCGACGCCGGCGTGGTAGCCTTCGGCCATCCTGCGGAGCAGGCTGTTTGCTTCTTCCGTGGCCATCGCCGTTCGCTCGGCGGCGGAGATCAAATCCCGATCGCTCGTGGCCGCCACTCCCGAAGCAGCCACCGGGCCGCCTGAGGCGATCCCGGCCCGGAGTGCCCCGGCATTAGGGACGACCTTCGTGGCGTTCACCAGCTCGTCGATGCCGTCGGCCGCCCGTGCGGTGTTGTTTGCCGTCTCTTCGGCAACCGAAAGGGCAGGTCCGATGGCGAGCCGGGAGGCGACGCCGCCGAAGAATGTGCCGACGGCTTCGCCGCCGCCAATCGCCGATCGACCACCACCAGCCGCACCGCCCGCGTTCATGGCAGTTCGACTCTCGCTGCTTCGCACGGGCTTTCGGTTGGCAAGCTCGATGGCGTTAGACGACGCTTCCCAAGCCGCCAACTTCGACAATGCGATCAAGCCGCCGACCGCGGCGATCGCCCCAGCAATCCAGCCGATCCCGGGGATGGCGAGTAAGGCAACGCGGAGTGCTTTCAGGGCTTTGCCAAGCCCATATATCGCCATACTCCAGTCAGTGGTAAACCCTGTCGCTGTCACCGTGTAGGTCAGGTATCCGCCCAAGGCAAAGTTGACGGCCTGCAGCAGAATGCCGGCACCAAGCGCAGCGGCACCGACGGCAAACAAAGCCCCGGCCAAGCCACCAAGGACGAGCGAGAGGCCGGGGATGTTGGACAGCATCCACGCAAAGCTGTCGATGATCCAGACGGCGACGTTGGCGGCCATTCGTGCCCCGCCTGTGAATCCGCTATCGGCAAACGCGATCGCGAGCCGCTCAACAACCGCCTTCAATGACTCGCCAACTCCAGTGAGTTGCGACATCGCAATCTTGAACTTTTCGGCCACCGTGCGGGCCTGGTCCATGGAGCGGGCCATCTTGTCGAAGCCCTGCTTTCCCTGCTCCGCAAACGCATGGATGACACGGATGCCACGAACGTCGAACACCTTGACGAGAGCCTCGTTGGTGAGCATGGCGTCGCGGGCCGACTTGTCCATGTTCTTCATGGACTGAGCAAAGATCTCTGCGATCTGGGCAAGGGGCAGGAGTTTGCCTTGCTGATCGACCAGCGACTCCATCGAAATACCGAGAGTCGCCAGGGCTTCCCTCGCCTCGTTCGTTGGGGCCAGCAGTTTCACCAGCAGCGTTTTGATGCCGGTGCCAGCCTCTTCGCCCTTGATGCCGTAGCGTGCGAGAATCGCCAGACCTTGCGACAGGCCGAACAGGGATTGGTTGGTTCCCTTCGCTACGCTCGCCACCAGGGCGAACGATTCGATCATGGAGGCGATAGACGTTTCGCTGGAGTCTGCGGCGGCGGACAGCGTGTTGGCTGCATCGGCGGCTGACCCGCCGAACACGTTCATCGCCACCTTCATAAACTCGGCCGCCTGCGCGGCCTCGACGCCGCTCACCTGGGCAAACTCAACCGCCGAGCGACCGGCACCAGCCAGAACTTCCTCGACCGGCATACCGGCCTTGATGAGCAGGGTGAACGCCTGGGCGACCCGCGTGGCAGAGATGCCCATCGTGCGAGACAGCCTGAGAGCCTCCGCCCGCACCTTTGCCAGCCCGTCGTCCGACAGGTCGGACGTGGCACCCTTCAACTCCAAGAGCGAATCCTGGAACTTGGCGGCCGACTGTGCCGCCAAGAGCATCGGCAGCCCCATCGCAGCACCGCCGATTGCCATGCCCGTCCCGGCCCGCTTCAACGTGCTCGACAGCCGGACGATCGAATGCTGGGTCTTCTTGAGCGTGCGGGTGAACTTGTCGTCGTTCGCACTGATCTCGATGAATGCCTTGCCGGCACGGACTGCGGAGGCACTCATAGGATTTCCCTCAACTCGTCAGTGCTGACCGTCTTCACCACTTTCTTCCTCCCGCTCATCGGGTGGATTTCGGCGGCATCGTATGGGCGTGATCGTTTCTTGGGGTCGCGGTGGATCTCTGCTAGCTGGGCGAGGAGGCTACTGGTGTGGTTCCACAACTCTCGCTGCCGACCTTTGACTGCGGCGAGAAGCTCGCGGAGGGACCAGGGGCCGGGGTGAACGCCGATGACGCCGGCGAGTTCGTAGCCAAGGCTCCACACGTCCAGCGGGCCAGCTCCTCGTCGATCGCCTTCCCGATCTCCGGCATCCGCTCGTCCACCATCTTGTCGGCGACCGCGTCCGCTTCCCTCACCTTCTGCACCGCCAGCGTCAGCACCTTCCGTGCTCGGGTCGGGCAAAAAAAAACCATCTCATCCACAAGGGCGTTGTACGACCGCTCGAGTGTCTCGCCGTCAAAGGCTTCGTAGAACTGCTCGGGCGTGAGCCCCCGGGTCGTGGCCTGCGGCTCGATCATGCACCAGATGACTTGTCCAAGAACGAACGGGTCGGCAAGCTGCTGCAGACTCTTCCGCTCCTCGGTGGCGAGGTCAAAGAGGCTTACGCCTGTGTGTGACTTCACCCGGGCGTAGGAAGCGTAGGTCGCCTCCAAGTCCCACGATCGGCCAGCCTTGTCGGTGAAGGTGTGCATTGGATTAGGTTCCGGTGGCTCCGGTCGGCCCGGTGGGGATCGGCGGATTTGAGGAGGTCGGCTGGCTCCACTGCCGCAGGGCAAACCGCGGAATGATCGCCCCGTCCAGCAACTCGTCGCCGTCGATCTCGTGGATGGTGAATCCTCCGGTGAGTTGAAACAGCCCGCCTCTTAGCTCCACTTCCACGATCTGCTGCAGCCAGAGGCTCGTCGTGCCGGCTTTCCTCTCCGCCCACCGCAGGGCAAGCAGTTCCCTCGCCACCTTCAAGTCGGGCACGGACAGCAGGACTTCCATCGTCCGCCCGACGATCGCCGTCGAGCCGGAGAAGTGGTTGAACCCGGTGGCGTCGATCTCGGTCGTCGTCTCGCGGACGCTGACATCCGAAACGCCTTTGATCTCCTTGCTCTCGATCGTAAGGACGCAGTCCTTCCCGAGAACGTAGGTGATGGCGGCGGACATCAGTCACTCCGTGGTCAGGTCAGGACACCTGCACCCCGGCCAGCCGCTTGAGCGTGATCGAGTATTCGATCGCACCGTCCACCACCTGCGGCTCGCCCACGTTGTTGACGTAGTAGAGGCCGGTCGCGAGGCTGCCGGTAACGCCGATCGACACAACGCCGGTGCCGTGGATGGGGGCCGTGTGATCGAAGCACACAACCTCGATCGTGCTGTTCCAACGGACGGGGACGAACTCCTGGATCGTCTCGCTGCCCCGGGTCGTCACCTCGGCTTCGGCGGAAGTCTCACGGGTGATCGTGACATCCTTCACGTTCACGTTCGTAATCATGCTGCCGAACGAGAACAGTTGGTCTTTGCCGAGCCGATAGGTGTGAGCGACGGGCATTTTCGGAGTGCTCCTGTGCGTTTTCGGGGGCGCGTGCCACCTGAACGTCAGTATACCAGTTGGCTATCCGCGGCTGACGGTGAACCCGCTGCGGGAACCGGCCGAACTCTTGAACTTCCCCTCGAATGCACGGGCGATCGAGCCGTTGGCGATGCAGTGCTCCATCGCCGGTTTCATAAACGGCCGGGCGGGGTACACGGTGGACTTGTGCTCGAACCCCCGCATGGGCTTCCAGTGGGCCGCATGGGTCGGTTGCTGGCCTGCCGGCAGCCGCATGATGATCGGACTCTTCATGCCGCCCCGCTTCGTCTTGATCTGCGGCACGAACACCCACGTCTTGAGTTTCAGGGTCCCGCCGAACTCGTGGAGATACGGGATCATGCGGCCCTTCTTGGACGGGCCGACGACCAACGAATGCGTTGATCGGTCGTACCAGTACCAGAGGTTCTTGCGGAACCCGAGGTAGCTTTGCGGGTGGCCAGACTCCGGAGTGTGAGTGAACGGCGGACTGCCGGCTGGAGAGTGCGGCGGATTCTGCACCTCACGAATGATTCGACGCCCTGCCTTGCCACTCTGCACCCATGTCTTCCCAAGCACACCCATGCTCATCAGCGTTTGGATGCCAGCCCCGGGGAAGTTATCCCGAATCTTCGTTGGGATTCGTGCCATCCCTCGCCGCTTGATGATCCGCCGAACCCGGTCACGAATCAGACCGCCAGACTTGAACAAGGCGGCGTGATCCATCGCCGACATGGCGTTGCGGATCGCCGTCCGGTCGAAAAACAAATCGACCGACGCCTTCATCCCGATGGACGGAACCTGCGGCACAAAGCCCGGGACGCGAGGGATCATGGCTACACCTTCGCGCTTGCGTAGCGGTAGGTCACGGCGATGTCCGCTAAGAACACCCGTGCCCCCGTCACCTGATCCCGGTCGTAGGTCACGGCGTTGGTGACGTTCATCCACGCCACGCCGGGGGGCATCGTCGTTGCACCAGCCGGCAGCTTCTTGGAGCGGATGGCGTCCACGATGTTCGTCCGCAGCTCGATCATGTCGTCGATTTCGGCGTCGGTGCTGAGTTTCTTCCCGAGCACGACGTGAACCTCGATCTCGAACAAGTCTGCCCCGTGGGTGTGCGGGCTGACTTCGGTGCCGCCTGGAACTACCGACACCTTGAGGTCGGCAAGCTCCTCGGTGGTGTAGTCGGGGACGTAGGTGCGGATCGCATCCACCGTCTCAATCGCACCGCCGAACCGCGCGAGCGAGAGGCTACTGGCGAGCGAGTCGGCGATCAGTATTTCAATGGCTTCCATTTGGTCACGGCTTCGGGCCGTCCTCCGATGTCATTGTCTCAAGTGCCGCGAGGTTCTTTGCGTGAACCGTGCTCGCGGGGTTCCGCTCCACTGCTAGGCGGGCGTATGCGAGAGCCTCGTCGTACAGGCCCAACGCATGGGCTGCCGAATAGGCGATGGCGGCGGGGTAGTCGCCATAGCACTCCGGATCGCTCGTATGCGTGCGATTCTCATCGCTGCAGTTGATCGCCTGCCGGGCGAAGTGCAGCGTGGCCGCGGCATCCCGCTTCTTCCAGGCGAGGTTGGCGACGTGGACGTAAGGCTCCGGCTCCAGCGGTGCCTCAAGCATGGCCGCCAGCATGTGCAGGTTGCCGCCCTTCGGATCCAGCCTCGCCAGCGACCGGCGGGCATAGGCCCGTTCGTTGGGTGCCCCGCCAGGCATCTTGAGATAGGCGGCGAACGCCGCCCCGGCATCCTTGTCCCCGGCGTAGTCCAACTCCCGGGCGAGATACCACGCCATCCGGGCGTCGGTCGGATTCTCGGCCACGGCCCGGCGTAGCAACTCCAGGTCGGTGCGGTGTTTCTTGTCGGGCTGCCGGTGGTGACGGATGACCAGACCATCGGAGTAGGTCTGCACCTCATCGCCAGACCACCGGACGAGTCCCTCGTGGGTGGCCCCGCTCCACCGATACCCGTGCCGGGAGTGAACCCGATCGCAGCGGAACCGCACCTCGTTCGACCACCAGTACCAGTAGCGGAGCTTCGTCGTCTCCGGCTTCCAGTCCCGCTCCAACGCTTCCCGCCAGCCCGGGTCTAGCACTTCGTCCAGGTCAAGCCGGATCGCCACGTCCACGTCGGCAGGGACGTGCATCAGCGAAAGGTTGTGGGCATCGTCCCAACGCCACGGGATCGGAGCCCCGTGGGCCACCGACACGCCGGCGGCCTCAAGCATCGACACGGTGCCGTCCGTGCTGCCGGTGTCCGTCACAACCCGATAGTCGGCATCCCGGCATGATGCCTCCCACCGCTCGACGTTGTGGGCTTCGTTCTTGGCGAGGGCGTAGATGGCGATTCTCACGCACCACCCCACTTGTAGATCGTGTCGTGCTTGAGATTCTCGGCAACCGTGTAGCCGCCGGACAGAAGCATCAGCGGAACGTGCTCGCCGGAGTATCCGAAACGGTTGCCGTTTCCGATCGACTCAACCATGACCGTCGGGTGGTTTTCGGCGATCGTTTTGTCGGCACCAATGAGCACCGCAGCCTCGTAGCCTTCAACATCCAGGTGGATTGCATCGACCTCGGCAGCAAAATCGTCGATCCGCAAGACCGGAATCAAGCCACTATCGGTGACGTAGAAACCGCCGCAGTTCCCCTCGTGGTCAGTTCGCACGCCGACATCGCCGCGGACGTTCCCAAGTGCCGCCTGCACCTTGATGACGTTGGGCTGCGGGCAGTTCAGCGTGAGTGCCAGGAAGTTGACCGGCTCCGGCTCGACCGCGATCACCCGCTCGAACCGGGAGGCATAGGCCGCGATGTAGAAGCCTGCATTCGCCCCCGCCACGATCGCCGTGCGGAACCGCTGGCAGTGAGCCATGAGTGCGTCCGGCAGCCCGGCGTCGGCGTGCATCCACTCCCAGCAACCGTGGTCGGCCTTCGGCCACCACAGGTCGCCACGCTTCTCGAGCTGCTCCATGAGGCTCATGTCAGCACCGCCCCCTTCCTCAAGCCATCATCGAAATACTCCACCGTGCAGGCTTGCTCCCGGGCGAACTGCTCCACCGCCGCCTTCACTGCCTGGTTGTCGCAATCGTCCGCCAGGATCACTTTGCTCGCGGCCACCAGCCGGAGATCGGCCAGGGCACCTTCGTAGGAGTGATCGCCGTCGATGTGGGCGAAGTCGGCCGGCGGGAGAGACTTGATCGCGTGCGAATCCACCACGATCAGGTCAGCGTCGATCTCGTGCCGCTCCACCAGCCGCCGCCAGTGGGCGAGGCAGTCGTATGAGTCGGCATCCATCGCCCCGTCGATGCACAGATAACTCGCACCCGGGGCGGCCTTGTGAAACGTCAGCAGCGAGTAACCGCAGCGGGTGCCGATCTCGATCACGCGGCGGGGTTTGTACCGGCGGAAAATCTCGCCCTTCATGGCGTAATGGAAGATCACCCGTGAGTCGCAGCCGAACCAATCATCCTCCCGCCAGTTGCCTTCAAGGGCACGGCGGACGGTTTCGGTCCAAGCTGCTGAGGTCGTCACTCCCATGCGTCACCCATGATATTGACCACGTCGGCAATCGGGATTCGGGCTAACCACGCCTCGGCGTCATTGACGCCAAACGATGCCATCAGCGAGTCGCTGTCGTTCACGCACAAGCCGGCACAGAACTCGATCGTTCGCGATTCGCGAAACGCGAAAGGCGGGGACACCCGGACGATTTTCCAGTCCTGCCCTTCGTCGAAAGTCACGAACCGGTGCTCATAGACCCGGCGGCCACCGGAGACGGCGACCTCGTGGACGATCGCCCACCACAAGCCCGGAGCCCACGGGTGCTCGACAAGCTGCGACCCGCCGCGGAAGCCCCGGGCGACCAGCGGAGCCTCGGCGTGGGCCGTCACGGTCCAGTCGTTGTCCTCTTCACGCACGAGGCACGTCCGGCCTTCGTAACTGCAGTGGTAGACGAACTCTTTCCGTCCGGTGATCGGCATCCAGTTCTTCTCGTGCCGGCCGTCGATGCTGGCGTGGCAGCGGAGATCGTGGATTCGGTCGATTCTCTCCAGTTTCCCGACGGCGATACGGCAAGTCCCGTCGAGGCCCGACCAGTTGCGGCAGGTGGCCGATGCGATCAACTCGCCATCCACGGAGTTGAGGCGAACGTCCTCGAGCCCCTCGACGGGGTAGCCGGTCGTCTCGTAGTCGGCCGACCAGTAGGTGGCCTGCTCGCTGGAAGAATCCCACAAGCAGTTGCGGGTCTTGATCGTCTCGCGATCTTCCGGCGGCATGACATACCGGCCGTCCACGATCTGGTAGTTGCTCGAGCGGACGTTGACCATCATCCGCCCGTCGTGCATCACCACGCACGGGTTGAACAGTGACCAGCCGGGGGATGCCGGCTCGCATTCCACTTTCTGGAATGTGGAACGAACGCCAAGCTCCCGCAGCGTCTGCGTGTACCACGTCCGATTCGCCCGGACCTTCTCCTCCTTCTCCGGCGACAACGGCAGCCGGAGCAGGCGTTCGCACGCCCGGCGGCCAGCGGCTTCCTCGCCAACGTAGTAGGCGTGGGCGGCGATTCGGTGAAGGTGTTCAATCATGGTGTTCACCCGTTCACCGACTAGGCTATCGAAATACCCCGGGGCGTAAACCCCGGGATTTCATGCGGAAAACACTGTCATCCGTGGCGGCGTCCAGCGTTCGACGCGCTGCGTCACTTCCACGCCCCCGCGACCCGAGTCTTCGGCGTGCCGGCCTTCCACGTCCCGCCGACGTTGATCCACGACTTTGCGGTCTTCCACGTCCCGCCGACGTTGACGTAGAAGACGGAGCCAACGGACGGCCGCCGCGTCCTCATAGGCGCGAGCCCGACGCCACGAGCGGAGGCGAGCGTTGCCAGTTCCGCGGGACGAAGCGCGCGCGTGTAGAACCGGATGTCGTCGTAGTTGGCATTGGGTTTGGTAACTCCGCTCGGGCTCTGCCCGAATGACCAGGCCGCCGACACGGTCGCTGTTCCTGCGATGTTGTCTGCGATGCCTCGCGCGATCGCGTTTCGGTAGAAGGTCGTCCGCACGCCGATGCGAACCATGGAGAAGTGTTGCCACACACCAAGCGAAAACGAGCCAGCTTGTGAACCGCTCAACACCGATGGAGATCCGCCGACCTCGGCGTACGACGCCGCGCCAGTGCCGTCGAAGAAAAAGCCAAACTCTCTGACGCCCCCGGAGAACTTCTCAAAAAGCGTGCAGTATGTGCCGTTGTATGCGTTGACGCGGACCCACATCGACAGCGTGTAGTCGCCTGCAACGATCGACACGGAAGACGGTATCACCAACTCCTGGGAACCGCTGGACGCCGTATTGAGTAGGGCCGACAGCCCAGACCCGGCGGCCACGAACGGCACGCCCGTTGCCGTGGCGTTGCGTCGATAGCCAGACAGGTCAGGAACGGTCGGGCCGCCGCCGCTGACGGACGGACACCACGCCCCTACGAGACCGCGCCGCAGGTTGGCGTATCGTTGGATCATCCGACGGTTTCGTAGACGGGAAGGATTCTGATCTGGTGATTCCCGGCCGTGCTGTTGAGCGCGACGCCGGTCGAGTGGGTCGTGAATAGCACGAACTTCGGCGGGACGACTCCACCGAACAGGGACGCGATCGAGACCGGCCCGAAGTGGTAGTCGACGTTCGACGTGGCACTGGTTGCCATCGACGCCACAAGGCGGCAGATCGACGACTTGATGTCTGCCGAGGTGATGGTCTCGGCCGACTCGGTCCCGTCGAACACGTCGGGCCAGTTGGTGCCGTCCCACGAGCCCACGGCCCAGACCTCGATCGCTCGGCTGGCGGTCGGGCTGGTGCCGCTGCGGACCTTGCCGCTCACCAGGTAGTCGAGGGCTAGCGTCGAGGTGTTGACGATCTCTGCCGACTCGCGGCCGGCCAGTAGGTTCGTGTCGCTTGCGAGTGACGCCAGCGTGATCGTGGCGTCGGACGCCGTTCCGTATGCGACTTTGATGTCAGGCACCGATCTGCCTCCTGGCGTTGATGACGAGTCCGATTCCGACTTCCGGCAGTCCGGCCGACTGCGTCCACGGGACGCTCGCGTCGGCCAGTGCCGATAAAGCGTCGGCCTGCTGCTGCGAACAGACCGCGGCAGCGACGAGAGCAGCACGAAGGGCGACGACTGCGGGGCGATCCATGTCTACGAGCTGGATCACGCCGCTCTGGTCGTCGACCCATGCCAGCGTGTTGAGCGCGAGGCGCCGCAGCTCCGGCGATGGCGACTCCCTGGCCTCTACAAGTGCCGCCCAGTAGCCGGCCTCGATTGCTGCCTGCCGAACGGCCCACGTCGGAACCGGCTTGCGAACGCTCACGCGCTTGGCGTTCACGGTGGCCGCGGCCTGCTCGTGCGAGAGGCCGGCATATTCTGGTCGCGATAGCTCTGCAACGAGTGCTTGCATGGTTACGCCGGGTACTGGAGGTAGATGTCGCCGTTACTGCCGCCGGTCGGGGCTGCGGTTCCGCTGGTGATCGCCTTCTGGACGCCGGTTGTCTTGACGAGCGTCACGGCTCCGTCGGCCAGGTCGGCCGTCACGACGGCCCCGGCCGCGATCGTCGGATTCGGGTAGGTTCCCGTCAGGTCACCGCCGGCGGCCCCCGACGGGGCTCGGGAATCAGATAACCGCGCGTCGTTGCCGGCCGCCACCGTGCCGGCCGAGGTGCCGACGTTGAGCGTTGCGGCACCGCCAAGGCCCGACACGGCCCCGGCAGCGATCGCGATCGCCGTCGAGCCGGCAGCCGTCAGCCGGCCGTCGGCCCCCACAGTGAACGTCGCCACGCTGGACGCCGACCCGTAGGCCGAGGCCGTGACCGTGGTCGCCGGCAGGCGAGCCGCCGGGAGCGTTCCGGTCGTGATGTTCGTCGCCGAGGTCGTGTCAGTCGTGGCCGATGCGGCGAGGCCGGTGATCGTGCCCGCGGCCTGCGTCCCGGTGTGGGTCGAGCGGTCGCGGAGCTGGGCGTCGGTGGCGTTGGCCGTGGCCCCCGTCGCGATGCCGGCGAGCTTGTCTTTTTCCGTGTTCGTGTAGGGCGACCGCTGTCGCGAAAATGGCCCGTCGTCGATGAACCAGAGGGCGTCAGCCTTGATCGATCCCCCGTTGATCGTGGCGGTGACGGCCGAACCGCCGTCTGCGAAAACCACCTCGCCGGAGAATGTGGGGGCGTTGGTGGCCGCCTTACCAGCAAGGTCCGTCGTCAGCCCCGTCACCTGCGATTGAGCCACCGTGATCGGGTCGGCCCCGCCGCTGCCGTGCGTGGCCGCGTGGGTCGAAGGCGCGAACGTCGAGGGCTTGCCGGTGATGTCGGCCCATGCCGACGATCCGCCTCCGGTGTTGAACACGGTCCATGTCGTCAGATCCGCAGAGAGCCGGTATGCCGTGCTATCGGCAACAACGTGCACTAGCATCCCTGCTTCGCGGCGAGCCGCCGGGATCGCGTCGCGCTCAACAGTGGTGGCGACAGTCCGATAGCCACCCTTGCCGTAGAGTGCCTCGTGCGTCGGGTGCACGTCCGCCGTGTCCAGCGGCACGATCGGGGCGACGACGTTGGTCCCCTGGATGCCAGCCATCACGCCACCTCCACGAGAACGCTGCCGGTCACGGGGTAGGTCGAGCGGTAGATCGTGTAGGGCTTGGAGGTCTGGCCGCTGAACGTGATCGACCGGGAGGTTGTCTGGAACGCCGTGACACGGAAACCGTTCACAGAGACCAGCGGGGCACCGAACGAATCCGGCAGCACGATGTAGAGGTAGGCGGCTGCCGCCGTCACCTGCTGCGAAATACTACGACCAGTGCCGAGGTCGAGCGTGAGCTGGGCGACGATCTCAGCGTCGGTGATCGCCGCGGCCGTGGACGAGCCGACCGCACGCACGAGGAGCGTGTCATTCGCGGCGGCCGAAGCACCAGACACGACCATTGTGTGAATCCGCCTTAGAGTCTCGTTTCGATCGGACCATCGCCAATGGTGCTGGGCACCGGGAGGAACCATCACCTCATAGTTCACGTCGCCGTAGACAATCCGATCGCCCTTCTTTGGATCTTGGGCTAGGTCGGTAGTGTCCACGAGGAAGTCGCGGGTTTCCGTCCGGAGAATCTGTCCGGAAGAATCCACCGATTCCCATTGGCCCACCACGACCGTCGCACGGACGGTGCGGGTGAGTCCGACGGTGGGCTGATACGAAACCTCCGTCGCCAGATGCTCGCGCCGCTGCGATCGAAACCACGTCTCGCCGTTGGCGATCATGTCCTGCATGGTTCACCAGAAAGCGAAGAGGACCGGGCACGGCCGGTATCGTGGCCGTACCCGGTCCCTTGCGTGGGGTCGATCAAGAGCCCGGCCACAGGAGGACGGCCACCTGCCGGTCGGTCGCCAGGCGGGCACGGGCCAGGTAGCCGGCGTTGGTGCCGGTCGAGGCGTCGAACACGCCCGACGTGGCGTACCACTTGATCGCCGCGCCCTGAGCACCGGTGACGCCGGTGGTGAACACCGGGCCGGTCACGATGCCGTTGGTCAGCACCGCACCAAGCTCGTTGGCGGCGA